CGTATACGACGGTGGAATCATGGATAATTATGAGCATACTGAAATCGATGAACTCGATGCTTATATTAAACATGATCGTGATGATTCATTCACTTATGCTGGTATGGAACAATTCCGAGGTAAGTACCTCGTACAAGATCGTAGATCAAAGCAACATTATGAAACACCTCAGATGCTGTATATGATGGTTGCTGCTACGCTCTTTATTAACTATCCAAAAGAAACAAGAATGAAATATGTAAAGGACTACTATGATGCAATTTCTCAATTCTATATTTCACTACCCACGCCTATTATGGCTGGCGTTCGAACTCCAACACGCCAATTCTCTAGCTGTGTTCTTATTGAATCCGGCGATAGTCTCGATTCTATTAACGCAACTTCAACCAGCATCGTAAAATATATTTCGAAGAAAGCGGGTATCGGTGTAGGTGCTGGTTCTATTCGAGCTGCCGGTGCTAAGGTCGGTGATGGTTCGGTAGTACATACAGGTTTGATTCCATTCCTGAAGTATTTTCAATCGGCAGTTAAGTCTTGTTCTCAAGGTGGTGTTCGTGGTGGTGCTGCAACTGTTTATCTACCAATCTGGCATTATGAGTTTGAAGATCTAGTTGTATTGAAAAACAATAAAGGTACCGAAGAAAATCGTGTACGTCACATGGACTATACATTCCAACTAAACAAGTTAATGTATGAACGTCTGTTAACTGGTGGTAATATTACATTCTTTGATCCGAATGATGTACCGGGTTTGTATGAAGCATTCTTTGCAGACCAAGATAAGTTTAAAGAGTTATATGAAAAGTATGAGCGTAAGACTTCTATTCGTAAAAAGTCTATGCCAGCTCTTGATGCATTTCAAAATCTATTAAGTGAACGTAAAGATACTGGTAGAATATACGTAATGAATGTAGATCATGCAAACGATCATGGTGCATTTGATCCTGAAAAAGCACCTATTCGTATGAGTAATCTATGTTGTGAAATTGATCTACCAACCAAGCCATTGCAATCATACGATGATCCTGATGGTGAAATTAGTTTATGTACTCTATCTGCAATCAACTGGGGTCTTATTAATCATCCAGCAGAGTTTGAAAAGTATTGTGATCTTGCAGTAAGATCTCTTGATGAATTACTAGACTATCAAGACTATCCGATTAAAGCAGCCGAACGTAGTACAATGAATCGTCGTCCACTTGGTATTGGTATTATCAATCTTGCATACTTCTTAGCTAAACGTGGATTAAAGTATGATGATGGCGCATTTACTACGGTTGATGAATATGCCGAAGCATGGTCATATTATCTTATTAAAGCTTCAGCAGATATTGCTAAAGAAAAAGGTAAAATTCCTTCAAATAATGACACAAAATATGCTGGTGGAGTTCTCCCGATTGATACATATAAAGAGGCTGTAAATAATTTGGTGCCACATAAAGAAAGAAAACCGTGGAAAAGCTTACGTAACCAGCTTCAAAAAACCGGAATTCGTAATTCTACACTCATGGCTCTTATGCCAGCTGAAACTTCAGCGCAAATAAGCAATAGTACTAATGGTATTGAACCACCAAGAGCATTAGTATCTTATAAGCAGTCAAAGGACGGTGTGATGGCTCAGGTTGTACCAGGCTATCATCATTTGAAAAACAAGTACGACCTTCTGTGGGAACAGGAATCTCCAGATGGTTATTTAAAAATATGTGCTATCTTACAGAAATATATTGATCAAGGGATTAGTGTTAATACATCTTATAACCCTGAGTTCTTTGAAGATAGCAAAGTACCTATGTCGGAAATGGTTACCGATCTTGTGACTGCATACAAATATGGGCTAAAACAATTATATTATTTCAACACCTATGATGGTGCAGGAGATAATTCATCTGAGGAGGATTGTGAAAGTTGCAAAATTTAAAGAAGTCACACCTAAACAAAATGATGTTTTTAGACGAACCAGTCGACATCGCAAGATATGACAGTGTTAAGTATCCTAATATAGATAAAATTACCGATAAGCAACTCGGTTTCTTTTGGCGACCCGAAGAGGTTGATGTATCTAAAGATAAGAAAGATTTCGAATCATTAGATGAACATGAACAACACATTTTTACAAGTAATTTAAAGAGACAAATCCTACTTGATTCTATTCAAGGTCGTGAACCATTGGAAGCATTCCTACCAGTATGTTCATTACCTGAAGTCGAGAATTGGATTACTACATGGGCGTTCTTTGAAACAATTCATAGCCGTTCATATACACATATTATTCGTAACATTTATCCAGATCCATCTGCAGTATTCGATGAGATTACAGATAACCCTGAGGTTATGAAGTGCGCTGATAGTATTGACTATTGGTATAATCAATTGGTTGAACAACATAAGAAAGATAATGTCACAGAGAAAGAGTATAAGAAAAATATTCTAATGGCTTTAATGTGTGCTAACGCGTTAGAAGGTGTTCGCTTCTATGTTTCCTTTGCTTGTTCATGGGCATTTGCCGAATTGAAGAAGATGGAAGGTAACGCAAAGATTATTAAGTTTATTGCACGTGATGAGAATGTGCATTTAGCAAGTACTACAGTTATGATTAAGAGTCTATTGAAAGAAGACTCTGACTATATTGCAATTCAACAAGAACAAAAAGAAGAAATCCAAAAGTTATTTGTTGATGTAATTGAGCAAGAAAAAGAGTGGGCAAGTTATCTCTTTAAAAATGGATCAATGATTGGTCTAAATGAGAAACTGTTATGTGATTATGTAGAATGGATTGGCACAAAGAGAATGCGTGCTCTTGGTATTCAATCACCATATCATGTTTCAAAAACGAATCCTCTTCCATGGACAGAAAAATGGATTGGAGGTGGAAATGTACAAGTGGCGCCGCAAGAAACTGAAATTAGTTCTTACGTAGTAGGTGGAGTTAAAAAGGATGTTTCGAGTGATACGCTAGCAGCTTTGAGTTTATAATATGTTAAAAGTATATGATGATTTATTTACAGCCGATTTTATAATGGAAGCCTCAAAACTAGCTCATCGATTTCCATGGAATTATAATAATGTAGCTAATAGAAATCAATTTCCGTATGATAGTATATTTACAAAAGGTACTCATAGATTTTTTGGTACTAATTTATACCAAAGAGAAGGGCGTAAGCTAATTGATGAAACACCCGAATTATTTTTTCAAGCGCTAGATTTTGTTTGTGCTAATTACATAGAAGAAAAACTAAGTTTACATACTATCAGCGCAAATCTTCAAGTCTATGGCCAAGATGGTACAGCACATAAAGATAACTATGGCGGTGACGGTAAAGATAGAACAATACTTTTTTATTGTCATCATGAATGGAAAGAGGAATGGGGAGGAGCTTTGGAAATACTTAATGATGATGAAGAAGTAATTGAATCAGTTCTCCCTTTACCTGGTAGAGTAGTCTATTTAGATTCAAGTGTTTTACATCGAGCAAAAGCACCACTAGTTAAAAATATAGCTAGAATGTCAATAGCATATCGAATGCAAGTAACATAAAAGGAATAAAACAAATGTACGAATATAAGGCAAAAGTAGTAAAGGTTGTCGACGGAGATACTGTTGACGTCGATATTGATCTGGGGTTTGGTATATGGATGAAGGACGAACGTGTTCGTATCATGGGTATTGATACTCCAGAATCTCGCACAAGAGATAAGGTTGAAAAGAAATTTGGTCTTGCGGCAAAAGAAAGACTTAAGTCATTACTTGGTAAAGATACAGTTTTAAAGACTCAAGTAAATAAAAATGGCGAAGATATGAAAGGTAAGTTTGGTCGTATCCTTGGTGATTTTCATACATATGATCATAAGACTGATTCAGTCAGAGCTGTTACGTCGATACTAATTGATGAAGGTCACGCTGTACTTTATTTTGGTGGATCAAAGGAAGAAATTCAAGAGAAGCATATGATAAATAGAAAAAGGTTAATTGAAGAAGGTGTAGTCGATGTTACACTTGAGGAAGCAGGAGTATCATGATGAATATTGAAATCTTTGGAAAAGACCAATGTCCGTTTTGTACTCAAGCAATTGCTATTGCTGAAGAAACAGAAGGCGCGAGTTATGTGTATAAGAAATTAGGAGAGGACTTTACACGAGAAGAATTATTTGAAATCTTTCCTACAGCAAGAACATTTCCACAAATAAAAATAAACGGTAAGGTCGTCGGTGGCTTTGTTGATTTTAAAGAGTATATTAAGGATAACGTATGACAGTAAAACACATTGATTGCCCTATGTGTTACAACAAATCTCGTGTTTCATGCGAGGATGAAGATCCAAAGTTTTGCCCTATTTGTGGTGAGCCCATAGAAGATCCAATTGAGGAGCTTCACTTTGATGACTAGTATATATAATACATGTGGTTATATAATGGCAAAGAGTGGACACCCCCAGAAAACTTCAGTAAAGACGATTACTATGGATTCGTCTATCTCATAACGAATGAGAAAACTGGTCAAAAGTACGTAGGTAAAAAATTCTTTTGGTTTACTAAAACCTTAGGTATTACGAAGACACGAAAGCGTCGAAAGAAAACCTTTGTAGAATCAGACTGGAGAGAATATTTTGGATCAAGCAATTTACTAAATGAAGATATCAATCAAAGCGGAATTGATTACTTTAAGAGGGAGATACTTCATTTTTGTAAAACTAAGGGAGAATGCGCATACATGGAAGCAAAGGAGCAATTTGACAGGGACGTTCTTTTGACTGATGAGTATTATAATGGCTTTATAGGATGCAAGATTGGTGCGCCTTCTGTAAAAAACTTAAAAAAATAGTTTACATTTACAACAAACTGTGTTATAATATAAACTATGAATAAGGCTAAGACTATGTCAAATATAATACAATTTCCTACCGCCGAAAGAATCAAGCAAGTCATTGATGAAAAAATCGATAAAATAATTGACGAAGAGGATCGTATAGAGATTCAAAAAGAAGACTGCGTAGAGCTTGCTCATTATTGTTTTCAGTTAATGTATCAAGCAATCCTTGGTAATGAATTTGTAGATGGCTTCGAAGAAATGGACTTTTATAACTTAAATACTTTCGAGGGTAAGGACATGTCAGTCATTATTAATCTATTAGCTGCAATGTTCTATCGTTATAAAGGATTACATCATCCGTTTATAAAGGACTTAGATGATGGTGACAAAAAGTTAATTGGACTTGTTGATAGCAATTTCGAAACTTCTGATAAAATAGAAGAAGAAATTCGAAAGATAGAAAAGAGTATGGAAGAATTACTAACTGAAAAGAGTGAAGAGAATGATACTGATTGATTATAACCAGATTGCGTTATCCAATATTATAGTACAAAAATTAAATGATGAAAACATGATAAGACATATGATACTAAATAGTATTCGTATGTACAATAAGAAGTATCGAGATCAATACGGTCAAATGATTATTTGTTGTGATGGTCCTAA